AGTCAATATAAACAGCTCGTCTACTATTGCAGTACAGCCGATTACAAAAAACATAGGTTGTTTGGATGGCGACAGTATTCAAGAGATTGGTGGACAACTGTTATTTTTAGGACCAGACGGAATAAGAACAGTTGCAGGTACAGCAAGGATTGGTGACGTAGAATTAGGATCTTTAAGTAGAAAGATACAACCAATTATAGGAGACATTGCATCTAATATTAGTTCTTATAATATTAGTAGCTGTGTCATTAGAAAGAAGTCACAATATAGATTATTTTATGGATCTTCAGGAACAGCAACAAGTGTATCAGAAGGACTAATAGGAACACTAAGAATTACTCCTGAAGGCGGAACACGTTTTGAGTGGTCAGAAACAAAAGGCATACAAGCCAGTGGAGGTTTAGCTTCTGGATTTAACTCAAACGGTATAGAGAAATTTTATCACGGTGATTATGCTGGTTATGTTTATAATCATGATACAGGAAACGATTTTAATCCAGCAGGAACAGCAACAAACATAAGCGCTGAGTACGAAACACCGAGTCTAGACTTCGGAGAATTAGGAACTTTAAAAACTTTAAAATATTTAAAACTATCGGTAAAACCAGAAGGAGCAGTACAGCCTTCGTTAAAAGTAGGCTATGATTACGATGACGAGAACATTGCACAGCCTTCTAACTACACGTTAGATACGATACCTAGTGCTGCAATTTTTGGATCGGGTGTTTTTAATAGCGTTACGTTTGGCGCAGCAGAGAATCCGATGGTTAGAAAAACAATAGAAGGAACAGGTACGACTGCTTATTTTAGATTATTTAGCGATGATACAAACGGACCTTACACAATAAACGGAATATATATAGATTACGCACCTTCAGGGAGAATATAAGAAATGGCACAAAGTTATACAAGACAAAGTAGTTTCAGTGATGGAGATACCATTACTGCTGCGTTGTTTAACGATGAATACAATCAATTAGTCAATGCATTCACATACAGTTCTAGTAGTTCAACAACTACAGGACACAGACATGATGGTACAGCAGGACACGGTGGTAATATACACACCATAGGAGATTTGGATTTCCTTAATAAGATCAAGGTATCTAGCAATACTTGGGAGTTCTATGTAGAAGTCTCTAGTGCAGCAGCCAAACAAATGATACTACAAGACGGTGCATTGGTTCCTAACGCAGACAGTGATTTAGACTTAGGTACAAGCTCAGTATATTTTAAAGATGCTTACATAGATTCAATTACAACTACTGGAGCCATTACAAGTTCAAGCACAGTTCAAGGAACAACCATAACAGCCACTACAGCATTTGTGCCAGATGCTTCTGATGGTGCTGCTCTTGGTACAAGTGCATTAGAATTTAGTGATCTCTTTTTAGCTGACGGTGCTGTTATAAACTTCGGAGATGATCAAGACGTATCACTTACACACGTAGCCGACACAGGCTTACTTCTTTCAAGTACTGACCAACTTCAGTTTGGTGATTCAGGTACTTACATTTATCAATCAGCAGATGGTGTCTTAGACTTAGTAGCAGACACAGAGATTGAAATCAATGCAACCACTATAGATATTAATGGTGCTGCTGATGTTTCAGGAAACCTAGCAGTCGGTGGAAACTTAACAGTTACTGGTAACGCTACAATAGCAGGAAACTTAACCTTTGGTGATGCAGCTACTGATACAGTGGCTTTTAGTGCTGATGTTGCTTCCAATCTTTTACCAAGCGCTGATAATACATACGATATAGGTGCTTCAGGTTCTGAGTGGAAAGATTTATACATTGATGGTACTGCAAACATAGATAGTCTTGTAGCCGATACTGCTGATATAAACGGTGGTACAGTTGACGGAGCAATCATTGGTGGTTCAAGTGCAGCAGCCATTACAGGTACAGCCATTACAGGTACAAGCTTTGTAATAGGTTCAGCAGACATTTCTGAAGCAGAACTAGAAACAATTGACGGAGTTACAGCAGGAACTGTTGTAGCCTCTAAAGCAGTTGTAGTAGACAGTAATAAAGACATAGGAACATTTAGAAACTTAACAATTGATGGTGTCTTTACAGACGGAAACTATACATTTGATACAAGCGGAAACGTCAGTGGTCTAGGAACAATAGCCTCTGGTGCAATTACTTCTTCTGGAGTGATTACAGGAACAGGATTTACTATTGGTAGTGCGGTTATTAATGAAGCCGAATTAGAAACAATAGACGGCATAACTGCAGGAACAGTAATAGCCAGTAAAGCCATTATAACAGATTCAAACAAAGACATTACTGGTGGTAGAAACATAACCATTAGTGGTGAACTGGATGCAGCTACACTTGATATTAGTGGTGATGCAGACATAGATGGAACATTAGAAGCCGATGCAATCACTATTGGTGGTATTTCATTAGCAGAAACTATTAGTGATACTGTTGGAGCTATGGTTGGTTCAAACACTGAAACTAATATAACAGTTACATACGAAGACAGCGACAACACATTAGACTTTGTAATCGGTACACTTAACCAAGATACTACAGGAAATGCAGCAACCTTTACAGCAACTGCAAACAACAGCACAGACGAAACAGTCTATCCAATATTTGTAGACGGAGCTACAGGCTCTCAAGGTGCTGAAACAGACACAGGCTTAACATACAATCCTAGTACAGGAATGCTAACAACCACAGGAGTTACTGCAACATTTACAGGTAATATAACAGGTAATGTAACAGGTAACACAAGCGGTACAGCAGCCACAGTAACAGGAGCAGCACAAGCGAATATTACAAGTCTTGGAACGCTTACAACACTTACTGTTGATAATGTAATAGTTAATGGTACTACAATAGGACACACATCAGATACTGATTTAATAACACTAGCCGATGGAAATGTCACGATTGCAGGTGAACTTGATTTAACTACTTTAGATGTATCGGGCAATGCAGACATTGATGGTACTCTTGAAGCCGATGCTTATACAGTTAATGGTACAAACTTAGATGAGTATATTGAAGACACTGTAGGAGCAATGCTATCTAGCAATACTGAAACAGGTATTGCAGTTACATATCAAGACGGGGATTCTACAATAGACTTCGCACTTGATGCAGCTCAAACAGGCATTACTTCATTATTAGCTACAGACATTAAGATTGGTGAAGATGACCAAACCAAAATAGATTTTGAAACAGCAGACGAAATACATTTCTTTGCAGCAAATGCTGAACAAGTGTATGTTGCTGATGGTATCTTTGGGCCACAAACAGACAGCGATGTTGATTTAGGTTCAACAAGTGTTCGTTGGAAAGATGCATACATAGACAGCGTAACCACTACAGGCAATGCTTCTGTTGGAGGAAACCTTACACTTACAGGTGATTTAACAGTAAATGGAACTACAACAACTGTTAATAGTACAACCGTTACTATAGACGACCCAATCTTTACATTGGGTGGAGACTCAGCTCCAGGTTCTGATGACAATAAAGACAGAGGTATTGAGTTTAGATGGCACAACGGAAGTGCTGCAAAACTTGGTTTCTTTGGTTATGACGACAGTGCTTCAGCATTTACATTCGTTCCTGATGCATCAAACTCTTCAGAGGTCTTTAGTGGAACAGTCGGTAATGCAATCTTTGGAGACATAACAGGTACATTACAAACTGCAGCACAAGCAAACATTACAAGTCTTGGTACACTCACAGCTTTAACAGGTGGAACAGGTGACTTTAATTGGGATTCAAATACTTTAGTTGTTGATTCTTCAGCAAACAGAGTAGGTATTCTTAATGCATCTCCAGATGTAACGCTAGATATTGGTTCAGCTACAGATGCTGTACACATGCCTACAGGTAATACTTCTCAAAGACCGGGAAGTCCAGCAGCAGGTTATTTCAGATATAACTCAGAGACTGCAAAGTTTGAAGGTTACACAGATGAATGGGGTTCAATTGCAGGCGGTGGTTCTGGTACAAACATGGATACCAACATCTACGCAGGCGATGGAAGTGATACAACCTTTACACTAAGCACTGCACCCGATACTGAACAAAACTTAATGGTATTCATTGACGGTGTATTCCAAGCACACGATTCTTACAGTGTCTCAGGAACCACATTAACATTTAGTACAGCACCTGCAAATGGTAGAGTGATTACAGCTTATCACAGCACAACAACTGTTGGTGGTTCTAATAATACTATAAACACTATGACAGGTGACGGCAGTGATACTACACTGACACTATCCGTTGCTCCTGTACACGAGAACAACGTACAAGTTTATTTTGATGGAGTATATCAAAGCAAGGCTAACTACAGCATTAGTGGTACTACACTGACATTCAGTACTGCACCTCCTGATGATGTATTGGTCGAAGCCATTACAAATACAAATACTTCTAGTACTACAGCTAATAAATTATTAGATGCTGATGGTGATACACAGATTCAAGTAGAAGAGTCTAGTGACGAAGATAAAATAAGATTCGATACTGGTGGAACTGAAAGAATGGTTCTTGATAACTCTGGAAATTTACTAATTGGAACATCCGTTGCTGATGCAACCGCAGGGATAACTCCAATATTTCAAGTAGAAGGCACTTCTAAAGCAACTTCAGCAGTATCTGTAAGTAGAAACTCTAACGATGCTTATGGACCACATTTAGTATTTAATAAAACAAGAGGAACATCAGTTAATTCCGATACTGTTTTTCAAGACGGTGATTATATGGGAGTAATTGCTTTTGGAGGAGCAGACGGAACAGATAGACATTCTCAAGGAGCTGCAATACAGGCAATGGTAGACGGAACACCGGGTTCTAATGATACTCCGGGAAGACTAATGTTTCTTACAACAGCAGATGGTGCAAGTGGTGTAACTGAAAGAATGAGAATAGACTCCTCTGGAAACATAGGAATCGGTACCACAAGTCCTCAAAAGATACTTCACACTGCAAGTGATGGAATTAGAATTGACAGAGGCGGTGGCGGTTCTTATTGGGATATTGGACCTGACGGAACAAATGATTTTAAATTTGTACCTAATGGA